ATCTAAACTTCAGCGACAACTCTGCTGCGACCGCAGCGGCCATCGGCAAGGACAACTCAGGCAACGGCAACAACTGGACACCGAACAACATCAGCGTGACTGCTGGTGTGACGTATGACTCCATGCTGGATGTGCCGACGCAGTGGGCTGATGGCGGCAATGGGCGGGGGAATTATGCGACGCTGAATCCGCTGTCGATGTACGGAACGAATACGGCTCTTGCCAACGGTTCGCTTACTAGCACAGCATCAAGTTCAGCAAATGATCGTGGCTGGCCTTCTACTATTGCAGCGCCGGGCAGTGGTAAGTGGTACGCCGAGTTTACTTTTACTGCAACGGATGCTGGTAATAACGGTGGCTGCGGCATCATGCTTGAGAACGGCACAGGCGCACCGGGTGAAAGCGCGACAACCGTAAGCTGGCGAGATGCTGGGACACTTCGTCAGAATGCTTCCGGTACTAGCTACGGATCAGCACTGTCTGCAAATGACATTGTCATGCTTGCTTATGATGCTAGTTTGGGTCGGGTTTGGTTTGGTAGGAATGGTACTTGGTTTGCATCTGGCGATCCTGCTACTAACGCAAATCCTAGCGCAACGGGAATCACAACTACTGGTCGGTTTGCCACATATCATTTTGGTGTTGCCGCTACTATTGCAGCAAACTTTGGTCAGCGCCCTTTCAGCTACACACCACCCACAGGCTTCAAAGCACTGAACACGTTGAACCTGCCGACACCGACCATCCTGAAGGGCAATCAGTATTTTGATGTCAGCACATGGTCTGGCACTGGTGGATCAAGTCGCTCAATAACCGGAGTGAATTTTCAGCCCGATCTTGTTTGGGGTAAGGTGCGAAATACCACCTATGGTCATATGTTGTTTGACTCGGTTCGAGGTGCAGGTTCTTTGAAAGAACTCGGAACAAATGTCACTGGAGCTGAAGGATATGCTTCAAGTGATCTGTATGGTTTTCTAAGTGCGTTTAATTCGGATGGTTTTACGGTGACTGCTGGAACCGATGGCACTATTCCAAACGCATACTGGAATCAAAGCGGCAACACTTACGTCGGTTGGCAATGGAAAGAAGGCGCAACGCAGGGCTTCGATATTGTGACGTTCACAGCGCCAGCTACCAATCAGAGCTTTACAGTCAACCACAACCTCGGCGTTACGCCTAGCATGATTATTGTCAAACGCCGAGACAGCGCAACCGGCGGTGATTGGTGGACATGGCACATTGGCCTTGGCAACAACACGACTGATTATGTAGCCTTAAACCAGACGGCTGCGGAAGTCACAGCAGCAAATATGTGGGGAACATTAGGGCGCGATAGCACTGCGTTCGGGGTTAATGTTCCTACATCTTGCATTGCTAACGGAACCTACGTCGCCTACCTATTCGCCGCTGTGGCAGGTTACAGTAGCGCGTTCTCATACACGGGTAATGGATCGGCTGACGGCCCATTTATTTTTACAGGCTTCAGGCCGAGGTGGGTTCTTATTAAATGTTCTAGTGCTGGTTCTACTAATTGGATTCTTCATGATACTGCGCGGGAGCCGTACAACCTTGCGACGGCATCGCTATACCCAAACTTATCAAATGCAGAGACTGTGGCGGCAAGCCAGTCATTAGACATACTGTCGAACGGGTTTAAGCTGCGAAATACATCTGGCGACATCAATAGTTCTGGCGCGACGTACATCGGCTTTGCAATGGCAGAGTCGCCATTTAAGTTTTCCTTGGGGCGATGACGATGACCACAATCTTTCAACAATACGCACTAGCGAGGTAACCCATGTTCATGCTTAATAATAAACCTTTGCCTTTAGACACCCCATTTAAAACGGAGGATGGCACATCCTTCCCCGCCAACTGGCTACGTCTAACTACGCTCGATGAGAAGCAGGCCATCGGCATTACCGAAGTGCCTGACCCAGTGCCGGAGCCTATCGTTGTTCCTGAAGTAGTAGAGGAACTAGCGCCTGAACCGGAGCCTATTGTTGAGGAGCCAGTGATCGAGCCTGCCCCAGAGCCGGAGGTCAGCGGTGAATGATTGGTTGACTAACATTGGCGTAGGTATCGCTGCTGCTGGTGCTGGTGCTTACGGTATGTACCAGAAGATCATGGCCGACAGCCGCAATAACAAGGCCGCTGATGCCACGGACGCTGCATGGCAACAGGTCATCACTACTCTGCGCGAGGAAGTCACACGCCTGTCAGAGAGATTGGCTACTGTTGAGGAGCAGAACCGTAGGTGCGAGGAGGCCAATGATGCCTTGCGTGAAGAGATCATTGCAATGAAAAAGCAACTGCACCTGTTCTAATATGTGGACCCACTAACCCTACTTGCTGCTGCTAACGCTGCCGTCAGTGCGGTAAAGGCCGGTTGCAAACTTTACAAAGATATTAAGGGAGCAGCCGGGGAGGTCAAGGATGTACTAGATGATCTGAAGTCGCAGTTTGGGAAGATTCAAAACCCGACAAACGCACAGAAGATTCAGTACAACGAGGAGGTTGCAAGGGTACAGGAGATTGCCAAGGCTGATCCGAACGATGTGTTCCTGCGGATCGGCAATGATCTTGGTGGATTGATGGATGCTTACGATGCTATCGGCAAGGCATTCATCCAGCAAGAAGCAGACGCGAAGGAAGTGTACACAGGCACAGACTCAATAGGTAAACGTGCGCTGAACCGAGTCATCATCAGGGCAAGGCTGGATGCCATGATCGTTGAGCTGCGTGAGACGATGGTCTACAAAGCGCCGCCCGAGTTGGGTGACCTGTGGACTAAGTACGAGAAGATGTGGCAGCAGATCATTGTCGAGCAGGATGAGGCACACAAGCGCGAGACATCGCGGTTGCAGTTGGAGAGATTGAACAGACGTAGGTTACTGAGGAAGCGGAAGGAATATGCAACATGGTTTGGCGCAGTTTTTTTCGTAGTCGTCTGGCTCCTCGCCGTGCTGCTTCTAATTCGGGAGAGTCAGACATATCGTTCGTTATCGTATTATGTGTATTAGTTATGGCGCTGACGTTTGTTATTGTCATCCCGCTGCTCGGCTTTATGTACATGGACATGAACAATGCTACGAATGCTGCGGTGTACGAAGCTAAAAAGATGCGAGAACTACGCAAGCAGATTATCAACGAAATGAAGGAGGATAAATGATAACTGAAGCCCAACTGAAACAGCTGCTGCCACGCAATCCTCATGTACCGTACTGGTACCAGGCGCTCAAGCAGCTGTTCCCAGACTATGACATCAACACTCCCCAGCGCACCGCTGCCTTCATTGCCCAGTGCGCCCATGAATCTGGCGGCTTCACCGCACTCAAAGAGAACCTGAACTACAAGCCTGCCACCCTCCGCAAGATCTGGCCAAGGTATTTTCCAACTGATGCCATTGCCAACGACTACGCCAGCCGGCTGCACAAGCAGATGCATATTGCAAACCGTGCCTACGCCAACCGCATGGGCAACGGCGACGAAGCCAGCGGCGATGGCTGGAAGTTCTGTGGCCGTGGCTTGATCCAGCTGACCGGGCGCAATAACTACCAGGCATTTGCCGACAGCCTAGAGATGAGCATCGATGATGTGCCGGAATACCTGGGAACATTTGAAGGCGCTGCTCAGTCTGCCTGCTGGTTCTGGGAGTCGAATAATCTCAACCGCTTTGCCGACAAGGGCGACATCAAGGGTCTGACTAAAGCTATCAACGGTGGATTCCTGGGGCTGGAGGATCGGATCAAACACTACGAGCACGCGCTGCATGTGCTGGGAGGCCACTGATGCGATGGCTGCTGATCCTACTGGCGCTGGCCGGGTGCGAGCAGAGCTACAGGTATCCTTGCCAGAACCCTGACAATTGGCAAACCAAGGAATGCCAGAAGCCACTGTGCGAAGTTAACCAGGCTTGCCCTGACCATGTATTCGCAGACCAGAAGCGCATGGAACCATATCTGAAAGACCAGACGCCAGTGACAGAAACCAAAGAGACAGACAAAGGGGGGAAGAATGACTGTACTAAATAAACTTGCCAGCCGGCTGATCGATGAAGGCAGGGTGTACTCAACCGACGAGCTGATGGCCAGGCTCAAGGTATTCATTGGCGTCTGCCTGACGCTGACGCTGATGGGCATCATCTTCACGATCCTGTACTCGGTCATCTTTGTGACCCAGCCGCTCAAAGGGATCAGCCCGATTGACCAGAAATTTTTTGAAGTCATTATCCCGGTTGCGTCTTTCCTCTGCGGCATCTTGTCCGGCATCATGTTGAACGGTACCAACGCTGGTGAGATGGATGCAATGAAGACCACGATGGCTGCCTTCAAGGATACGTCAGCGCAGGCCGGCAAGCTGCCGACGCCGGCACCAGACGCCATGCCTGCTGCGCCTATCAGGCGTGAGCCGGTTGTCGATGTTCCTGTGCAGCCGGTGACCACCGGAGCTGGTGGCAAGCTCGCCCCGCCGCCGGCGCCGGAACCTGAGATGTCAGAACCCAGCGCATCAGCCCGACCATAAAGGAAATCATCATGAAGAAACTGATTGCACTTATTGCGCTTGTCCCTGTGCTTGCCTTTGCCGGCGGTGAAATGAAAGAAGTCTGCCGCATGGAAAAAGATAAAGCAGGCAAAGAAAAGAAAGTCTGCAAAACCATCAAGGTACATAAAAAACTTGAGGGTACTAAAGTGCCTGAGAAGAAATGAATCCCTGGTTGATCCTTGGCTTTGTCCTGGCGGTGGCCGCAGCTGGCGGTGCCGGCTTGTACAAAGGCCACGACCTGGGCATGGCCGAGGTGCAGCAGAAGTGGGACAGGGAGCGTGCAGCGCAGGAAGCAGAGCACGCTGCCGCCCAGGCTGCAGCCCGCGAGAAGGAGCAGGAATTGCAGGCCAATGCTGATCAGCTACGAAAGGAAAAAGACCGTGAGATCCGTGACCTTAATGCTCGCGCTGCCGCTCTTACTAACAGCCTGCGCGACAGGCCGACCCGCCCCACCGCCGAAGCCAGTGCCTTGCCCAGTACCGCCAGCGCTGGATGCGCCCCCGCCAGCTGTACTGGAGCCGGACTTTCTCGAGAGGATGCGGAATTTCTTGCAAGGGAGGCTGCCCGAGCAGATGAGCTCCGCTCCTCCCTCCGGCAATGCCTCGCCCAGTATCAAGCAATAAGATAGCAACGCTGACCGGGCGGGCGACCTCCTTCGCGCCAAACCTCCCGGCCAGTTTCCCCGACTACTCGTCGGGGTTTTTTTCGATGGTTGCGCCCAGCGCTTTGAGTCGCTTGCTGTAGGCAGCCGTGTGCCGCAGCCGGCTGACCGCATCGATCTGTTCGATGACGCCGTCGTTGACGTTACGCAGCTCCTTCAAAATTGTCATGCGCTCCCTGGCTGGTCGCTTGCCGGCACGGGCAGTCTTGTCTGCCATCTCCTCATAGGCATTCGACCAGGCTTCCAGATCCGGCCAGACGCTGTTGATCATGGTTGGCATTGGCGCACCGTCAGCTCGCTCTGCCTTGAGGTTAGGAACTAGCAAAGGGTAACCGTTTACCACAACAGATTCGGCAGCCGGTTCTGCAGATTCTGCAGGATCGTTCTGCAGCTCAACCTCGACCAGCTCAACCTCGTCGGCGATGGGCTCGAGCTCAATTGCTGGCGGTGCCGGCGGTGCGATGGCATCCAGAGGGTTGGCCGGCCTGGCTGGAGTAACATCACGCTCCCGTGGCTTGGCCTCCTCTGGATAATCCTCTGCCTCTTCAGCTGTAATCAGCCCCTTCAAGACATCAGGGAAGGCATCACGCAGCGCAAAGCCGCGAGCTCTCATCTGCATCATGCGCTTTGGGTATGCCTGCCACGGACCCTGCTTACCCCACAGGCCAGCACGCTTGGCATCCTCAACGCTGAACCTGGCAATCACCGGCTTGCGATTGCGGCGCTTGGCCACGCAGACGGCCACCGGGTTTGGCGTGCCTTCGCCTTCCATGTATTCTTCGATGTCTTCGCAAACAGCGCTGGCCTGCACCAGCGCCATCATGGCGTCGCCGTACACGCTGGGCTTGCCGTTGATGACAGCGATATTCTGCAGCGCCTGCATGGGTGCTAGGCCAAGCTCATGACCCCACTGCATGGCCACCAGAATGTCCTGCGGTTTGCCGCCGTACTGTTTTGGGATCAGGCTGGACGACGCAAGCTCCTCGGCAAACTGGCGGGCTTCGGTAAAGGTGGCAGGCGCAAAGCCCTGCCGGTTAGTTGTAGTCAGTTGCATCATTTCCCCCAGGTACAAATGATTGAATTGTGTAAAGGATCAACGCGGTAAAGCTCTCGACGATCTCTTCGGCTTGTTCTTCTGTTGCGCTTGGCATCGCATTGAGCAAGGCAACAACCGCTCTGTCGAGCGCTTTCTCAATGTTGGTTAACTCGCGTTCGGTCATGACAGATCCTTAATAGATAGGGTTGATTGCCGAATGCTGTAGGCATCTTTAGCTGGCGTGACTCGCTGTGGTGCCGCTTTGTAATAGCGCATAGGCCAACGGATCTCCCAGCTGCCGGCCTTTGCCTTGGCCGCCTCACCCATCATTGCCTTGAGCTCAGTCTCTGCCTCGGCTTGGTTGCCTTCGGCCTCTTTGATGGTGGCCTTGGCCGCGACGATCTGCCGCACCAGCTGTTCTGCTCTCTCCGGCAGGTGCGCGGTGCGTGTTTCATCAGCTGTTGGATACATGCGGTCGGCATCTTTGCTGGTGGCCGGCGAGTAAAAGTCGATCTCGCTGGTGGCCTTAAACTTCTCTAGCCTGTGCTGGAACTCGAGCACCGCAGCCTTGATGGTGGCCAGGGTCTGTGCATGCGGAGCGAACAGGAAGATCCGCAGGGTGGTTCCCTGGTACAGCACGGCCAGCGCTCCCCACTTGGCCTGCATGATGTCCATCTGTGCCTGCAACTGCACTGGACCACGGTACAAAGCCGGCTGATCTTCGGGTGCGGTGGCGGTCAACTTAGCCTCGAGCACGCCGACACCGGCCAGCTCAATCTTGTCTGATCCGATGACAAAGATCCCAGCATCTGGATCTGTGGTGACGATTTGCCCGGCACCGTCAGCGCAGCCGTCCAGGCTGCAGGCCAGCGGCAGGGTGTCGTGAAAGAATGCTTTGGGAAACTCAGTCTTCAGGTCCTGCAGCTGCAGCCGCTTGGCTGTCTCACGCAGGATAGTTTCCTCAAGCCGGTCGCCCCAGGCCATCGCTTCGTTTTGGGTGAATGATTGATCCTCGCCTTTGATGGCTGCAATGCTGGCCTGGAGCTCATCATTGGGCGTCTGATACCGGGACAATCCAAGCAGCGCAGGCAACCGGCTGGCTGACATCATTGTCATTGGGGTTAGTTTTCCTGACATGTTTCCTCCGTAAGTTTGTAGACGCGTACCACGCGAGCGTGAGCGGCCTTGTGAATGGCCTCGGTGTACCCGATTGCCGTGAATTTTTTTGACTTGAAAACAGCGCCGAGCACTGATGGATGCACGCCGTCTGGCAGGTTGATGGCACGGCGAACCTCGTTGATGGACACCTGACCGTGCTGCCTGGCGATGTCTACGGCGATGGTGCGGCAGTGCTCGAGGAAGTCGGCGTCGCGCATTTCAAACAGCGCCAGCTGTGCGTCACGCAGCATCTGGCCGGTCATCATATGACACCCCCGACGCACAGGATGATGACCATGATGATCATGGCGCTGATCGCGCCCAAGAAGAAATCGTCGCTCATGCTGCACCTCGCTGCATCAGGTTGGCAACTTGGCTGGCACCCCAGGTACGGCCACCGCGGGCAGTCTGCACGCCGCGGGCGGTCAGTGCAGCTGCGATGGCACGCAGGCTGGTGCAGCCGCTGCGCTCGATTTCGGCGATGATAGGCAGGATGCGCTGGGCAAACTGATCTGCGCTGGCCTGGATGCTGGCGATGCCGGCAGCGGAGCCTGCTGCTGGGTTTGGGCTGCCGAGTTTGACGCCGCGTGCCTTGGCTGCCTGCAGTGCTGCCTTGGTACGGCGGCTGATCTCTTCACGCTCATGCTGGGCAACCACTGCGCGGATGCCAAACTCGAGGGTGCCGGCATGCGGCATGTCGGCGGCCACGATCTGCACGCCGGAGTCACGCAGGGTCAGCAGGAAGGCAGCCTGGCGGGATAGACGGTCGATCTTGGCAATCAGGAGAGCTGCGCCGGTGGCTTTGCACATAGCGATGGCGGCCTGCAGCTGCGGGCGGTCATCATTCTTGCCTGATTCGATCTCGGTGAAACTGTGGATGATGCCGTCGGCATACTGTTTGACGGCTGTTTGCTGGGCTTCGAGGCCAAGACCTGATTGACCCTGGCGCTCGGTGGAAACGCGGTAGTAGGCTACATACTTGCTCATGTTTACGCTCCTGTATCTCGGTGGCGATGCGGTCGGAAGTGACCGTGAACAGATCCTCGCATATATCACCGCGATATGTCAACAACCCAAACCAATAATTCTGTGTGGTATTTTTACCACTACCGGCGCAGGGAAATTGCGTGCTATCTTCCGGATATATTCACAAGGAGGTGTCTGATGGAGCAGGAATACAAGCAAATGCTTGTGCGTTTCCGGGCTGAAACCAAGGATCTGCTGGATGCTGCAGCTAGGGATCAGCGTCGCTCGCGCACCAGCATCATTGAAGAGCTGGTGATTGAGTCTTTGAAACCCAAGTACAGCACGACAGAAACCCGGCTCAACAAACTGTTGGGTGCGCAGTGAGGTATCTATCGGTCTGTAGTGGCATTGAAGCCGCAACCGTCGCTTGGCATCCGTTGGGCTGGGAGGCTGCCGCGTTTGCAGAAATTGAGGCTTTCCCTGCCGCTGTGCTGGCGCATCACTATCCGGCGGTGCCTAACTATGGCGATATGACAAAACATAAGGAGTGGGATCTTGGAGCAATTGACCTTCTTGTCGGTGGAACACCCTGCCAATCCTTCAGCGTCGCAGGACTTAGAAAGGGATTGGATGACCCGCGTGGCAACCTCATGCTTACCTATCTTGCCATTGCTGACCAACGTCGGCCCCGTTGGTTGGTTTGGGAAAACGTCCCCGGAGTCTTGTCATCTAACGGAGGAAAAGATTTTGGCACCTTCCTCGGGGCGTTGGCAGAACTCGGGTATGGGTTCGCATACAGAGTGCTTGACGCTCAGTTCTTCGGAGTGGCCCAGCGACGCCGCCGTGTGTTCGTTGTCGGATATCTTGGAGACTGGCGACCTGCCGCAGCGGTTTTATTTGAGCCAGAAAGCCTGCGCGGGGATACTGCGCCGAGCCGAGAAGCGGGGCAAGTCGCTGCCCCCACAATTGCAGGATGCTCTAACGGCGGTGGCGCAAACGGGCCAGGCCGAGACGTAGACAGCTGCGAAAGTTTGCAGGTAATGACGTTTGACCGCCAAGCGCAATCGCAGTGGGGTACGGAAAAAGTCGCTAGTTCGGTAATGGCAAGAGATTACAAAAGCGCAACCGATTTGGTAGCGCAACCATTTCAGCAAACGGCTGATTGCCTGACAGCTGCTTACGGTACGAAATGGAACGGCAACGCCAGCGCAGCTAATGGCAGTCTGTTTGCAGCGCAGCCAATTTCTTACGGTATTCCCGGCAATTGGATTGGCCGCGCGCCTGAGAACGGCGGCAACAGTACGCAGTTTATGGAGGAAGTCGCGCCTTGTCTGACCGGCGCAGATAAACATGGTGTAGCGCAGCCGATTGGTTTAGATGAAGAGCAAAACGCAATGGTTGATGCCTTTGGCACACTAAAAGCGCGCACCGCTGGCGGGGGCTTTGAAGGTACTGTCATGCAATCCAACATGGCCGTGCGGCGTCTGACGCCTGTGGAGTGCGAGCGCTTGCAAGGCTTTCCTGACGAGTACACCAACATACCGTGGCGCAAGGCTGATCAATCGCCTGATGGCCCACGCTACAAGGCGCTGGGCAATAGTATGGCCGTGCCTGTAATGCATTGGATTGGCCGCAGGATTTCAGTTTACGAAGATGTTATGGGGAAAACATGAACGGTCGCGGAGCTCGCAACAAAGGTGCCGCCGGTGAGCGGGAGGTGGCCAAGATTCTGACCGACAACCTGGGTTTTGTGGTCAAGCGCAACCTGGGACAAGCCAGGGATGGCGCTGACGACATCACGATTGAGAAGTTTAGGATCGAGGTTAAGCGCAAGGAAGCGCTGGCCATCGACAAGTGGAGCGCCCAGGTGGAAGCCTGCGCCAAGGCCGGCGAAGTGCCGGTGGTAGTCTACAGACGCAGCGGCCAGCCCTGGCGGGTTTGCCTGCTGCTAGATGATTTTATTCCGATGATGCGTGATCAACTGGGAGGTGTTAGCAATGCAGAAACTGAAACTAGCGCTGCCGCAACAGCAGGCGAGCAAGATAAAAGAACGCAAGAAGAAGGATTCGACGGCGAGCGTTTGGAATAACGATTGGAAGTACATCCCGGCCAGCGACACGGATCTGGCCAAGCGTTTCCGCAGGATCAAGCGCGAGCAGCAGCTCGAGCAGGCAAAGATGCGGCGGGTCAAATGATTCGGCGCATCCGCAGGTTTCATCTTTGCTACCGGCTCTGGCGCAGCTCTGGTCTGACCATCATGGCGGCCATCAGAGCAACCAAGCGTTACCACAGGCGATTCCTTGGCCTGTGAGCACTGCCCTATCTGTGACCGGGAGCACTGGAAGCCGCGCACGGTGGAGCTCAACGGCCAGCTGGTCTGCACCCACGGCGAGGCATGGCGGCATGAGTGTGAGGTTAGATGGGCTCTGAAGCTGCCAGACAAGGCCAGGAAGCCCCGTATCAGCAAGCTGGACTATCTGAACGGGATTGAGAAAGAGCGCGGCTCAGAGGCTAGATTCAAGCTGCGCCAGGACATGTTGAGGAGATATAAAAAATGAAACTAGGTGAATTTGCAGCGGTGGCTTTCTATGTCGTCGTCGGCCTGATTGCGATCTTCATGATGTACCAGGTTATGCGGATGCCGATGCCGCATCCCAGGGACAACAGGCTGTGCTCGGTGGCCGAGATCAGTCCAGACATTACGCCAGCAGAGCGCGAGCGCTGCCGGCAAGCACGCGGCCACAAACTATAACTACAAGGAGGAAACAAATGGAAGTTCCAAACAAGAAACACCTGCTGCTCGACACTATCATGCGGGAATACAAGTTGAAGACCGACGCAGAGCTCGCCAGGTTCTTGGAACTCAAGGCTAGTCAAATCTCAAAGCTGCGGCACAACCGGCTGCCCGTGGGAGCTGAAGCCATCCTGCGGGTGCATGACATTACTGGCTGGGACATTAAGTTAATCAAAGGTTTGTTATGAAGCCGGCGATTTGGAGAATATTTCAGAACGGGCGGTGGAGTTACGCCGACCAGCCCAGCACCAATCACTTGGACAGACCGGCTTGGCAGCCTTTGTATGCCAGCGCAGACACTGACGCAGGCCGTGAGGTTTTGGCTGCTTGGATGATCCGACAAGGCTATTCCACAGGGCATGGCGACACGATTGAGGATCTGCTGCAGGAGCTGGAGCTGAACATTGCTGAGAGCTGGACAAGGGCTCTGGTCAATGGCGTGGAGGGTGAGCGCGAGGCGTGTGCGAAAACGGTAGAGGAATGGTTGCATGGCGAATGGCACAATCAAGGCGTGGTGGCGGCAGTCATGATCCGCGCACGGGGGCAGGGATGACTGATAAAGAAACCATGCAGATGGCGCTGGACGCCCTGGTTAAGTGGCAGAGGATCTGCCTGGCCAAGAACAGAGGAGCCAAGGAGCTGACGATACCGACCAAGGCGATCTTTGCTTTGAGCGCTGCGCTGTCTCAGGACGAGCTCAAGTGAGTGCTTTGCCCGACAACATTGTGCAGTTCAAGCTGCCCAAGAAGCCCAGGATCAAGGAGAAGGAGCCGCTTCCAGACCAGCGTAAGGTGGCTGTATTGCCCATCAGAGCGCTCACAGACCAGCGGGTGTCCGACAAGATGTTCAGGGTTTTGGCACTGGTCTGCAGCTATGCCAACAGAGCTGGTATCACTTGGGTGAGCCAAGCAAGGCTGGCCAAAGACGCTGGAGTTACCCGGCAAGCGGTTGGCCGCCAGCTGGTAAAGCTGAGAGCTCTAGGCTACATCGAGACAGTCAGCAAGGCATGGAAGGGCGTCAAGCCAGACACCGTGAGAGTTGTATTTGATCCCAACATTGATGCTGAAACGGCAATAGCAGTGACCAGCAGAATCGAAGACACAAGGCCACCAGAGATGAAACAAAAGCAACAGGAAGAGATCAACAACACCATCGATCCAGAAGGACTAAGACGCATCCACGACATGATCAGAGGCGTCGTCAAACCGATGAATCAACCACCAAAGGAGTACGCCATGCCCAAGTCAGGAGACACTGTAACTGTTGCCAAGATGAAAGCAGAACTAGCCGCACATAAGGCAAAGAAGGCTCGCACATATGCAACACAAGAG